CAAGACTTCAGAAGCAGCGGTTTATCGAAAATTCATCAACTCTATGAAAAAGAAGACCAAAGAGATGAACGAAGAAAAGAAGAATGGTCGGTGTCCGGCAGGACAATACTACTGTTACACAGATAAAAAGTGTAAACCAATCCCAAGAGGATTTAAAGTAGTTGGTCAAGCTGGAATGCTTCGTAAAGAAAATGGTCACTCTGTTGATGACGATAAAAAGAAAAATGGTAATGGCAATGGCAATGGTAATGGTAACGGCAATGGAAATGGTGGCAACGGAAACGGTGGCACTGTAAGTGAAGAAGGTCTTCGCGATTGGTTTGGTAAATCCAAATCAAAAGACGGAAAGAAAGGTTGGGTACAAGTAGTATCAGGAAAACCCTGTGCTCGCCAACCTGGACAGAAAACAACACCAAAGTGTGTGTCTTCTGCTAAGAGAGCAAGTATGAGCAAATCAGAAAGACTCTCCGCTCAAAGAAGAAAAAGAGCCGCTGATCCAGGTCAACCACAAAAGACAGGAGCAGCAAAACCAACTTACGTTTCAACTGATAAACCTAAGAAAAAAATGGATGAAGCAGTAATGAGGGATAAGCAGGGTCTTGACAAGTTTG